CAGGCGGTTCGGATCGCTGGCATCACGCTCCACAACCAGGTACTGCTTAAACAGTTCGTAGTTTTCCACGATCCCCGCACGCTCGAGCTGACGGTAGGTTGCCAGCAGTTCCCCTTTGATCACCGCCGGGGTGACAATCGCCTGACCGGGACCAAAGCGGGTACCGTCACTGGCAAGCTTGTGACGCCCGTACTTACTGGTAATGACGGATTTCAGTTTGCGCAGTACATACGCGCTGGTATGCAGCGTCTCGCTGTCGAGGTAGCTGTTATCCGCAACCCCGTAAGCGTTTTTCCTGTACGTGGTGACATCACGCTGAATGCGCAGTACCCCGCTTTCGACATACGCCGTTGCCACGCCATGAGACAGCAGGGTCTGTTGTTCGGTCATCGTGAACCGTTTCCCCTTCGGCGCAGGCAACATACCCACCAGCTCACCGGTCTGCGTGGGACGTGCCGGATCGTTGCGGATAAACACCGCTGCGCGGGCGGTACGGCTTGCCGCCAGCTCGTCGGCAGGCGTCTGGGTCTCTTTTTCGTACCCCGCCAGGGTGATGTGCTGCTGGTTAAACTGGTCACCTGCGGTCACCAGTTCTGACAGCGTGCCGATCTTTGCCGTATACACATGACCATACAGCTGACGCGCATAGCTCCAGCGACCGCTGGTATCGTTCATCTCGGTCACCAGCGTGTTAACGGAGGCCGTGTCGTTGAACGGCAGACCGATATAATCAAACGGCTCATCCGCCATTGCAGCCACCGCACCGGTGAGAACCGGAGCGCCCGTTCCGGCGGTCCCCGTCGCCACGGCAATCTGTACGCCCGCTGGCAGCACTTCGCCCCCACCGAAGCCGTAGTAATTGAGGCTGACAGGAATTTCATTCCCGCAAAGCCCCTTATGACGCGCGGTCAGTGTGACCACGCCTGCCGAAGATGAGGCCGTAAACGGCAGGGCCGGAACGGCATTAATGGCATCCTGGATACTGCTGGCAATCGTCGTGACGTTATCGCCGTTAGTCACCGGTGCCTGCACGCGGGTACGTCCCACATAAACATTCACCGTGCCGGTTTCGGTTGCTGCTCCGGTCACCGTCAGCGTAACCGTTGCCGCCGCGCCTGTGGCTTCCGGAACGGCAATCACATACAGCTCGCCAAACGGGTCGGTCTGGCGATAAGCCTCGACCATACGCGCCAGCTGACTTCCCGCACCACAAATCTGGCGTGCATAGTCTGCCGACGGCATCAGCACCAGACTGTTGGCAACAATCTCTGCACCGTTATTGGCGTGACCAATCAGCAACGATGCCCCGCTGTCCTGTGCAGTATTCGCCGCCTGGTTATCCATTTCCGCATAAAACAACGGAACCAGCGTATTCGACGGAATGGTGTTAAAGCTTATCGTCATCGGTATTCACCTTTTTATTCACGCGCCGGATATCACCCGCTGCTTCACGGCGCAGCCAGTAGTTGTTCTCGTCAACATTTCGCCCTTCGGCGGGCAAAAGGTCGCCGCGGGCAGGGTCAGGAACTGACCGCCCTTTAACAGGTTTGACAAACATGAGGATCCTCAGGAAGGAAGGGTTATTTCGGTGTGATGTTCGATATCGCCGTCAGGCCCGTTACCGGGCTCGAGATAATCAACATCAATCGCCAGCGTTTGCAGTTCATCCAGACTGTTCAGATCATCCTGCTGGCGGGTATCGTCTTCGGTCAGCTCGCTGATGATCGAAAAATCGAACTGATAAATCAGCTCATGACGATTCAGATCCAGCAGCGTGCCGCCGTCATAGGTAATCGGGTTACCGCACGCTTCCGGGTTCCAGCCCAGCAGAGCCTTAAAGAGCATCTGCCGGATATCCGTTCCTTCTGACCATGCCACCATATCCAGGAAAGCTTTACGCTGGGAATTTAGTATCTGCATAAATTACTCCTTAGAGCCACCAAACTTGTTACCGATCACTCTCATTGCAGCCCCACGAATTGCATCGACACCAATCAGCCCAACACCGCCACCAATGGCAACAGAAAGAGATTTAGGCCATCCGACATACTCAAGAGCGGATGCAAAAGTCAGCGTCAGAGCACCACAGAGCAAAATCTCGAGCGTTTTTCGCTTCCACCCACCACCACCGCCAAAATAGGCAATGCGCAATCCAGCCATAACAATCGACATAATCACTGCGCCAAGAGGCGTATCTCCACGCCACCAGCTCTGGAACAACTCCAGCCAGGTATTTGGGTTATGAGGCATTTGTAGTTATCTCTCACCTCGCCGATACAGGAGGTGTAAATTGAGGGAGTACCACGAACCGCAAATCAGAAGCGGAAACGTAAAAGAAGTCGAGCCAATGGATAAGTACTAGATAGACCAAGCCCAACGAATACCAAGGCCCAGAAAAGACAAAACCCGCTCAATGGCGGGTTTAAGCTGTGTGGCGAAGTAACCACTCTTAACAGATTACAAGAATTTTTGCGGACCGCGTTAATGATTTTTAATCCCAAAGTCGTATTATTCGTTTTTTACTGTAGGAGTTAACAGGTTTATATTATGTTAGATACACTATCGTTCACTGAACGTGACGAGTTCCAACGAAGAAACATCGCTGAAAATATCATCAAGTTGCTAAAACCAGAGGCAGACATTTCACCACTGGTAATAGATGGCGCATGGGGAACAGGGAAATCAGAATTTAGTATCAAACTGAAAAATCTCATTATTGAGCAAGAACCCGAATCTAAAGTTGTTTATATTGATGCCTTTAAAGGGGATCATGCAGAATCTCCATTACTTCTCATAACCTCTGCAATTGCCAGCATTTTGCCTGAGGAAGAAAAACAACACTTCATTAAGAGGTCTCTTCCTGCAATTCGATTTGGTTTAAAAACTGTACTAAAAGCTGGTGCAGGTTGGTTTTTACGACAGGAGGCTAGTGAAGTTGCCGAAGAATTCCAAGATGCGATGAAGAAAGCAAGCAATGCAGCAATAGATGGGACTATTGAAAGTTTGCTTGAAGACCATATGGAATCAGAGAAAAACATAAATTCACTTAAATCTTGCATCGAAAGTATTTCAGAAAATCAAAAGATAGTAATTATAATTGATGAATTAGATCGATGTAAGCCGAGTTTTTCAACAAATGTCATTGAAACAATAAAACACATTTTTGACATCAATAATGTCTTTTTTATTTTAGTTACAAACACAGAACAATTAAGAGCATCGATAAATCATATTTATGGTTATAGTATTAACTCACAAAAGTATCTTGACAAGTTTATAAAATATACCATCACGCTTCCAGATACATGTTTGATAAATGGTCACGACGTATGTAAAGCCTCTGTTATATATTGGAATTACCTTGTAGAAAAAACAAGATCATTAAATGAAATCAATAGCTTATCAGGTTATTTTATCCGTGATTTAATTCAACGAACCAACTTATCATTACGTGAAACACAAACATTTTCACGCAATCTTAACATTTTTCAACTGTTAAACGACAATGAAGACAACAGTAGTGATCGTTTTATAAATATGATCTTTGTCGTAGCTGTCTTCATACATTGCTTTGGTGACAAGGAAAAACTAAAACACGAAATTACCGCTGAATCTATATCTTATTTAGCAGACCTGCTTAAAATAAAAGAGATACCTTATTCTTATGAGATGAGTTCGAAAATCCCTAAAATATCAATTGTATTCTTTGGAATAATTAAAGACAGTATTACTCTTAATGAGCGATTTGCTCCTAAAAGTGATGAAGAACTAAAAAGATTCACCAAAGTTTATACTGATTATGACCACCTAAATTTTTGGAGTACTACACCCAGAGAGTTATTGATAAAATATATCAATCAAATGTCATTCATTCAGTAAATAATACGCCCCTGCATGGGGCGTATTTTATTAAACGTCCAAATCTAATGTTAGATCTAGCATGGAAAGGCAGCCATCAATAAATCCTTCGGCTAACTGTATTTCTATACGTATCAATTTCTCATCCTTTCCACGCGCCTTTGCAATCTTACGCTTGGATATTCTGTATAAATAATGTGCCACAAGAAGCGAATGCTCATAAGGTCTTTTTTGCTTTAGACGAGCAAGACAACCTTCAATAATTAATGCATCACTATCCGAACAAGCCAAGCGTTTCTTGCTGGTATAGGGAAGAAGTCCCTTAAACCCAGCAGCTATAGGTGAATAATCAACACCAGAGTTATCACTCGCAGCCCATGCTCCCCAACGTTCAAGTATCATCTGAATATCACGCATCACCTTTCTCCACAAAATCAGGCCAGTACGCCAATTGCCAGCGCACGATCGATAAAACGAAATATCAGCTCCAGCTGAGAGCCATACTTCTCTTCAAATGCCACGGTATCCGCATGCAGCTCGTCGTGATGCTTTCTGCACAAAGGCAACACAAAGAGGTCATGCGCTTTTGTACCCATTCCACCCTGACCGTGGCCTATCAGATGGTGGGGATCATCAGCAGGCTTTCCACAACATGCACACGGCTGTGTCTTAACCCAGCGCGTGTACTTTTCATTAACCCAGCGGCGGCTTTTTGGGCGTAACATAAAAGACTCCGGCGACTCCGGATCCACTTTCAGCGCCAGCACCTTTTTCGCCTTATCCTGGATGATGCTGGTGGCAGGAACCGAAGGCACAAGGTCACTTTCCCGGGTGACAGACGGCACAACAGGTTTCGGTAATCTCAGCGCCTTACGGGCTGCGCTTTCAGGTAAGGCATCCGCCAGGTCATTACGAATCAGCCACCAGCACAGTTCCGGCATTGTCACGGCATGGTTATCATCAAAATCGAGATCCCGACGGACTACAGACAACACCCAACGGGCACAGTTATCCGTTGCCATTGATTCCAGCCGCTCCGTGAACTGATCACGTAACTGATTATCGCAGTGCCAGCACAGACGGATTGCGCCCGGCGCGTGTCGCATTGTGGTCATGTTCTCGCTGTGCCAGTCGGAATGAGGCCACTGGCAGCCTTTTTCACGAAGTAACCAGCTTTCAAGACATTCCACCCCACCAGCACGACGAATCACTGCCTCATTACGGAACACGGCCCGAACGGCAGGATCATCCGCCAGCGGTTGTGATGCCGCCGGAACGGCACCACTGGCGAAAGATGAATAACGTTCCGGCTCAGGCTCCAGCAGGACACGCCCCTGCATAAACAGGGGCATCAGCTCTGAACCTGGCCTGAACAATACGATCCCCATACGCGGGGCAATTTCAGGGGTCAGTAGCGCTCTCACGGTCACCTCAATGAACGGTATCGAGCAGCTTTAACAGCTCAGGGAATCGGGATTCGAAGAAATGCGGCTGCGTCTCGCGCGGATTTGCGGGACTGGTGATGTTCTTGCCGAACATGCAGCCTTTCGCCGTCAGCGACCAGAATTTTTTGATGTTGTTAATCGCAGTGCGGCTGTATCGTTCACGTTGTTCAACGATCCCCAGCTTCGCCATCTGGTGATATGCCTGATTAGCTGTCAGGCGGATACCATACTGCTTCAGCAGTGCACTCAGTGACAGCGTGGGGCGGCTTGAGCCATCAGGCGCGTCAGCAGGAGCATCAATGGCATAGCGCGGTGCCAGATTCGGTAAGCCAACAGCCTCCTGGAGTTTCTGACAGGCACCAAGCACTGAAGAGTTAGACAGGTTTAACTCCCGGCGCATAAAGTCCAGCAGGATCACGCCAGCCTGCATCTTGTCAGCAGCCTGTCCGGATAATTTTTCCGGTGCGCTGGTTACCATATCGAAAGTACGGATCACCTTCAGATGGAATGACGGGCTGATCCACATTGCATAGGCATACACCAGTTCCTTGCAGACATATGTTCCCCGTTCATTTCCCCCATGAATCACACTCACCGGGTCAACACCCAAATTCTGGGTGTTGGTCAATTCATGAACAAGCTCAACAGTTTGTTGGCTGGAAAGAAACTTTCCCGGCTCCTTGGTTCTGGCATTTGCACCAGATGCTACTGCTGCGCGATGCAGATCGTTCAGGCTGTAACGCCCATAAGCATCACGACGAACTTCAATACCATCAATGACCATCAGATTATTCATACTTCGTTTCTCCTCTT